TCTGTGGGGTCAAGTTGTATCACTCCGACATGACCAGTAGACATAAGATATATTCAGCCAATCGAAACGAACCTGATTTCGTTCTTCCGATGGAACCCGCCAAGCGAAAAGACTTGACGGGTTTTCCGTTTTCCGTGGGTTGCCGTTATTTCATGGCGTGGGGTGAGTGTCAGGCCATGCCGGGAATGGTCGCGTGGGGTCGCTATGGCCGTGGTGGATGTCGTATCCCGAATGGTCGTGCTTCATGATTGAGGCTCCTTTCTCATGACTCTCATTAACTGCAAAACCTGCGGCAAGTTTTTCCTTCAACCTCTCCGGATCGGGCGTCCGTCTCATTATTGCTCGGCGCAATGTCGAAAACAGGGATTGCGTGAATATCAATTGCACTATGCGAGAAAGGCTAGGGCGGCGTGAAACTTATTCTTGGTCATTGTCACTGTGGCGGTGTTCTCTTCCCTTCTGCTGATTCAAACCTTGTCGGGCTTGGTTGGTACTGTACCTCCTGCGGTGTCAGTGATTCTATCCAGTTGCAAATTGGTGGTCTATTCGAGGGCGTCAGAGTTGACGAACCTCTTTCGTGTGAAAGTGAAATAATAGAAGAAAGCGAGGACGAGAATGAAGGGTTTTAACGATATGAGTTTGCCGGTGTTGTCGTGTGAGTATCGGGGGCATTTGGTCGAGACTCGGCAAGTTGCCGATAAGCTGTCGGGTAAAATTTCGAATATGGCCACCCTGACTCTGAATGTCGAGTTCGGTGCGACTGGCAAGGGTCTGTCTCTCAAGGTGTACGATGGTCAGGATTCCCGTATTCGCCATCTCGAAGAGAAACTTGCCACGGTCAAAAAGGGCGATCTTCTTCAGGTGGCCGTCATGAAGTGGATTTCTGAAAAGGGTCTGCTGATCGCCATGGCTGACGATCTGGAAAAGGTCAAGCCCATCAAGGTCTAATTTTATGTCCAGTCATTTCAAATCTGCCGAAGCTCTCAAGTTCTCAATAGATAGACTGGGCGATACCGGCGTTTTGTATTTCTGGACTTTTACTTTCAAGGAACTTCACGCTTTACCCGATGCCTGTATTCGATGGCAACGCGCTTGCCGGGACTTGGTCGCAAGAACAGGTTTTACAGGTATTCGGGTCTATGAATTGCATGAAGAGCATGGACTGCATATTCACGCTGTCGTTAGTGGGAGATATAACATTCGCCTTGTGCGTCATATAGTTACGCAATACGGATTCGGGCGAACCCATGTCAAGCGTGTGCGGACAAATCCATACTATATTGCAAAATATGTTGGCAAGTCAGAGCGTGCGCCTTGTTTAACGTCTCGTCGTCTCTGGGCGGTGTTTGGTTGCAAAGACATTAAGACTCGAAAGCATTGTTTTCATACTCGAACTCGGGATATAACTATTGATTCTATCCGGACTCGTGCAATTGCTTGGGTCAAGTCTCGTCTTGCTTTGAAGGGTCTTCAACTCTTGTCGGCGGGGGCAATGGTTGAATCCTTGGCAATAGAGTCGGGGGATGATCTTCGGGGTGATTGCAAGGTGTTTGAGGGGTACTGGTCTACTAAGTGGGCTGGGGTGGGGGTTGGATCATGGAAAAGGAAAAGGGAGATCGAACTGGCCGCTATGATCCGCTCGGAGCTGTCGGGGTCGAACACGCGTAGCGCGACCCCCAGCCCGAGCGGAGCATTCGAGCCGTTAGGCTCGCCTAACCTTGTCAAATATCAAACAACTCCAGACCATTTGAAATTCTTTGAAAGTGCGGCCTAAATGCCTTTTTTTCAAAATGTCCAAAATCTCGTTGATTGGAAAGCGTCCTTTTCTGCTGTGCCTTGGCGTCCATTGCTTGGGCTTCTTGCTCTCATTGGCTCTCTGTGGCTCGGTCGTTATCTTTATGGGTGGTATCAGGACTATATTCATGAAATGAGGCCGCGATGACCTTCGAAAACATGGAAAAAGCTTGTTTCTATTTCTTCACATACGGTCTCGCAAGCGGTCTTGGTGCGGCGGCTATGATGTGGACATGGCATTTGATTATTGGGGCTACCAAAATCGGGTTTGACGGTTTTGAGCCGTGAAGGATTTCCCCAGAAGGGAGACGCCCGCTAGGGTGGATAGTTAGGAGGTAGTTATGCGCAAGTGTAAAGAGATCGGGTACATGGTCGGCGGTTTGATGGCGTTGGCGGGTTCGGTGATGGCGGCTGAAGGTGATGGCGTTGACTTTACCACCCTCGGGACAGACCTGACCACCGGCATAACCGGCGCCAGCACAATTGTCAAGTCGGTTTTGGGCACGGCCGTGACGTTTATCATTGGCTTCGTGGTGTTCAAGCTGATCAAGCGGGCTTCCGCCAAGGTTTAGCCCTTTTGGGGGGTGTTGTTGGCAGAAAACCAACAAGCCCCCCGTTTTTCTGTATGACAAATCAACTCGACATTCTAACTCAATCTCTGCAATGCCATCAGCTTTCGGCTGTTGGCGTTTGGTTTTGTGCGGGTCTCCTTTTCGTTTTGATCTTTGTTTCATGCAAGCGTCTTTATTGAACATGAAAAAACTTCTTTTTGGTTTCCTGTCCGGGTTCTTGCTGTTCTGTGCTGTGTCGGTGGTTGCGTCAACTCCTTTTACACTTTGGCCGGATGGTGTTATGAGCTCGGGTGTATCCTTTTCTAATAGTGGATCATATTCTCTTCCGGATGCTACTTGGACGGTTGGGTCTTTTTATTCTTTTGGTGGTGATGATGGTCTTTACTCTTTTGTGGGTGGTGGTGGTATACATACTCTCGGATGTTTTGTCTATCAGGGTCAGTGGACGTGGGGCGTCTCTATTGGTTCAGATTGGGTAACAGGCTCTATTTGTTTCGGTGCGTACGGTCCCGCTCTAGATCCATCAGGACTTCAAACAGGATTGACTCCTGTTAATTCTCAAAATTCACCTGTAACAACAAACTCCACCAATTTCGTGGTATCCGCCAATACTAATGATCACACCTGGGCGACGGTAATCCGTCAAGGTGTTGATGGGTCAACTAACGTTTTGAAAATTTCGTTGTCTGTCGATGGTATTCAAAAGCTTCTTTCAGATTCCAGTTATCCCGAAAACTCACTTTTCAAGGTCTGCGGTACTGGTCGTTCCGTTTTTCAGAATGAATACGGTGGAAGTTTTTTCGAGGATTGGAATAGTCAATTCTTCTCTCATGTCCAGTTTGTGGCGCCTTGGGAAAGATCGGCTTTGTCTGTCGCTGATACTCGTATGACATTTGACGGTGATGCTCTGAAAGTAACCGGCATTGGGTCGGGTCTCGATACATCCCAAATGGCCGGTGACATTTCCGTTATCCGTCAAACTATTGAAAGTGATTCGACATTCTGGCGTGGTGAGTGGACGGGTGCTTGGGGTCAAATACAAGACTTTTTCACTGACATTAAAAACGCTATTCAAAACATCTTTGTAGATTCTCATGGGACAGTATTTAAAACTGCCGATGGTGATTCTGTTTTCCGTAATCCGGATGGCGGTGAAAGCTGGCTATCTTACCTCAAACCTAACACCACAAACTTCAATATTACAACGAATGAGCCTTCTTCGAACGAAGTCATCGACGCCATCGGGGAGCAAGTTGAACATCAGACTGAAGATTCGTCAAACACTGTTGCCGGTGCTACTGCTGTTGATGAAGCGTCAATAAATGATGAGAGTTACTTGCAAGGGCTTCTTAAGCTATTCACCCTCTCCGGTCTTTTCCCAAGTATGTCGACCTATCCCTCAATCCATCTTTTTACATGGAATGAGCAATCCTATGATTTGATTTTCGATGATGAATCGTATGTTCCCCTGTTTCGTTCTGTCTGTGACATTCTGCTCTTTATTGCTTTCAGTTATCTTATAGGCCGGTCATTGGCGGCTGGTCTTGGTGGGGGGTCAATCTCATGATGGAATACATGATCGGTGGACAGACCATAATGGCAATGTTTGAATGGATTCGGACTGCCTACATGGCTTTCCAAAGAATCGTCATTCAGATATGCAAACAAGCAATGACCTTGTTTCTCGTTCTTTTCGGTCTCATTGTCAAATTTGTTGCATGGGTCGTTGGCATATTCACGACTGTCATTGCTAAGGTGACTGCGGCCCAGGCAGCCGCTGATTCAATGTCAACGGCTCCGGGTGCGTCTGCATCCGATGTTTTTACGGCTTGCAATACCTTTTTTCCTCTCGATTCTGTTGTGGCGTGGTGCGGCATTTATGCGTCTGTCATAATTGCTCTTGTCGCATATCGGTTTATCAAGTCTTGGCTTCCTACGTTGGCGGGCTAGTCCATGTCTGCGGCTGAAGGCTTAATCGAGATATTTGTCGGGGAAGTCGGCTCTGGGAAAACTCTTGTGGCCATTGGTCGGCGAATTATTCCTCATCTTGCGCGGGGCGGCATTGTCTGTACTAACATCGAAATAAAACTTTATCCATGGTCTTCTTTGCGTTACCGCAAGTCATATGATGGAACCATAAAGGTTTTACAGGATCGTTATGATTGGGATTTACAGGCGGGGCAGATCATACAATTGCCAAGGGATTGTTTTGATAAAGTTCACACCATGATTCCTTCCGGAACTCCATCGAATCCAGTGCTTCTTGTACTCGATGAAGTTCTTGAGGGCTTTGACTCTATGGATCGTAACGATAATGCCACCCGACTCCGCGACGTTCTTTCTTTTATTCGTCATTGCCGCAAGCTCGGCGTCAATCTCGTTATGATTCTCCAGACCTTTGCCGAATTGAATAATCGTGTCAGAACAAAGGCCAGTAAAATCTGGCTTCTCCGTGACACTAACAAAATGCGTGTACCTGTTATCCGTTGTCCATTCCCTATCCGGAACATGATTCTTGCTCAATGGTGGAATTCAAAGGGTTCTGAACTCTATGAGCAATACTGGATTCCTAAAGATCCGTATGTGTTCGGCTGTTATGATACTTCTGAGATGTTAACTCATGTATCCTGTGGATTGGGTGTTGCAAAAGACTTTCGAGGGATGGGAAAAAGAAAGGGGCTTTATATGACGAAAAGCGAAAAGAGAGTAATGTTTGCTGTGGCGGCCTTGGCATTGGTGGGCTTCGTGTTGGCATTCTCAACCTATCGTGAGTCTGCAGGATTGCGGAAACAAATTGAGATTTTGGCAAAAAGGCCAGTTTCTTCTGAATCTCCGGCTTCAATTGTTTCCAAGGAACCTGCCAGCGTCCATCAGGAACCTCTAGCCGTGACGAATGAACCCTTACGGGTGGTCGCTGTCGTGGATGAGAAGGTTGGGCTTTCCAGTGGCCGTTGGGTGCGGGTGGGGGAGTCTGTGCCGTCTCTCGGCATTCTTCTTTTCTGCGACCCTTCCACTGGACAAACTTCATGGAGTAAAGACTTGAAACAAACCGATATTTTTCTATAGTCTGCATCCATGAAAACAATCATTAAAGTACTGTTTCTTCGTTTATATTCGTTTATTACCGGTATCTGCTCTTCTCATATCGCATTGGTGTTTTTCATTTTCTCTTCTACCGTGTCTATGGGTGCCGATGTCGGTGTCCTGTCCATCACTAATAATTCTGTCGGTGATACCGTTTCATTTCGCGCGGTGGTGCTGGCTGTAGATCGGGATGGTCTATCAGGAAAAACTTATCGCGTGAAGCTTCATGATCTTGTCTTTTGTTCTGTCGCGCTTCCTCCTGCTGCCAAGTGGGTGGGGGGCAAGTTGACTCTGAATGGTCGTCCTGTGTTTCCTTCGGGAACTCCTGTAGTGGTTTCCGGCGTCCTTACAAAGCGGCTTTCCAAGTATTATATTGATCCCGCATCAATCGCTCTTTACTGATTTCTCAAAAATATGAAACATTTTCGACTTTTGCTACTCGTTGCAAATACCGCACTTATGACTTGCGAAAAAAAGTATGATTTCTCGCTAACTCAAAACCCCAATAAATAAGGGGTTTTTTACATTTAGATCCTGAATGTTCTTGTGGATCTCCCGCCTTCAAAGCTGAATTTTCTTCCCTGGGCGTCTGTCTGCTCTTAATCGTGGCCGGATGGACTGTCCACGGTTTGACCCTGATTCTCCATAGTCGTATAATTTTCATTATGGACTATGAAAAGAAAAACATCAGGCGGCAAGTCTCATTCACGGAGTCCGAATGGAAAGCTATTCAGGCCATGGTAAAGCCTTGGGGACGCTTCGGTTTCTCCTATTTTATCTCGATGGCCGTTCGGGATAAGATCGAAAAAGAGCTTAAAAAGCGCACCGAATAAAAAAAACTTTACATTTACAACAAAACTTATTTGACGT